CACACCATTATTAGGATTAAAAAATATGGGTAATGTAGAACAAGTTAAGGATCAAATAAAAGCATTCGAGAAATTTATCCGTGATAGTGATGTCACTGATGAGACAATCGATTTGTGTTTAATTAAAGTAAAACAACTCGCACAAGCAATAGAGATGATGAGTAGCACTTCACCAGCCAGTGCGGCAGTGGAGCAGCAAAAAGAAGCTGAATTGCCAGTGGGTTCATTTATATCAATAATCAATAAAATCTAAAAAATGAGCGATTTAAAAGCATTCGAATCTGCCCTCGAATCAAAATTGGCAGAACAAAAAGCTGAGGTTGCACACGTAACCGAGAAGGCTGCAAAGGCATTTGACTCTAAAGTAGAGCAAATCAACGAGCAAATGGAGAAGTCTAACAAGACTCTTGCTGAAGCATTGAACGAAGTGAAAGAAGCTAAAGCTGCTTTTGGTAAGTTGAGCGCAAACGCTGAGAAGAAAGTTGCAACTTCTTATGCAGAGCATATCAATAGCATTAAGAGTGAAATCGGTGCTGCTATTGAGAAAGGTTGGAACGACATCAAAACCGCTGCACGTGGTAATGGTAAAGGTTTTAACTATGAGATGGATTTGAAAGCAGTTGGTGTAATGACCATTGCTAACAACCTTACTGGTTCTGTTTACACATCTTATGTAGACAATCCAGCATTGCGTTCTTTTGTTAACCCACACCTTAGAAGTGTGTTTAACATTATCCCAGTATCAACTGGTTCTGTATCTTTCCCAAGAGGTAATTCTCCAGTAGGTGAAGGTTCTTTCGGTAAGCAAACTGAAGGTTCTGCTAAGCCACAAGTTGATTACGATGTAACAGTTGTAAACACTGCGTTGTCTTTCATCGCTGGTACGCTAAAGGTTTCTCGTCAGATGATTGATGATTTGCCATTCTTACAAGCATATTTGCAGCAGTCATTGATTGAAGATTTCCAGAAGGCTGAAGATACTTATTATCTTAACGCTATCGCATCTTCTGCAACTGCTGGTTCTTCTTCTGGTGCTAACACCGCTGAGAAGTTCATCGACTACGTTGCTCAGTTGGGTTCTGCTAACTGGACTCCAAACCTTGCGTTGACTACTCACGCTGGTTGGGCTGGTCTTTTGAAAACCAAGCCAGCTGACTACTCAGTTCCTGGTGGTATGGTTATCGACAACAATGGTAACGTAAGAATCGTAGGTGTACCAGTTATTCCTCACTCTTTGGTTACTGCATCTAAGATCTATGTTATGGACACAACTAAGTTCGCTATTGCTCAGCAAAGCGGTCTTGCAGTTCGTTCAACAGAGTTCGATCAAGATGATTTCATCAAGAACCTTATCACTTTCAGAGCAGAGGCTCGTTGTGAATTGTTACAATTCCAACCAAGTGCTGCTATCTACGGTGCTATCTAAGGTTTATAAATATAGGGGAGGGGGTTTTCTCTCCCCTTATTTTAACTTATGAACTATATTATCATAGGGGCAATGGATGGAGTTAGCTTTGACAATATATTTGACAAGCTAACAAAAGATGATGTTGCATTATTTGTGGAGCCTATACCACATCAGTTTAAAAAACTGCAAAAGAACGTAGAGAAATTGAGTTGTAAAGTATTCCTTGAGAACTCAGTTGTTAGTGATAGGATAGAGGACATTGTGATGGCATATTTACCAGATGAGAATTTAAGTGAAGATTTCTTAGGTGGGTGTAGTAGTGTTGTTAAGTTTGGCACACCACTTAATAGATATTTGGCTAAGATAGATGAGTTAAGTTACCACGAAGCAAAGTCGGTAACATTTGAAATGTTGTGTGAGAAATATGGCTTCGATGAAGTAGATTATGTGCAAGTGGATTGTGAAGGATATGATCAGGTAATTGTTGATAGCATTGATATTAACAAATACAAAATAAAACAATTGAAATTTGAACTTCATTACGTAAGTAATGAATTTTTAGAATATTTTGAAAAGAAAACTAATCCAACTAATATTATTAACTTAAATTCGGATATTATATATGAATATACTTTTTAGTATTCATCTTTATCCTCCTCAACACAATTGCCTCTTGGGGGTGTGTCTTAATTGATGCACCCTCAGGAGGTTTTATGCGGAGCGGAATGGATGGCTCATAATATGGCAAAAGATTTAATTGCCAAAGGACATAGTGTTAGAGTTCTATTACATCAAGCTAATCATTATAGAATAACTAATAATTATACTTTTGATGGTGTTGATGTATTTCCTCCAAATGCTAATGTTATAGAAAATTTATTTAGATGGTCTCATTGTGTTTTTACACATTTAGATTATACCCAATGGACAATAGGTAGTGCTGCTTTATATAAAAAACCAGTATTTCACTTAATACATAATTCGCATAAGTACCCAGAGATTGAAAATGCACGATTTCCACAACACATTGTCTATAACTCATTATGGATTAAGAGGAAATTAAACTACAAATGGGATAACTTTACAATACCGCCTCCCGTTGATTATAGAGATTACGACTTAGGCAAAGACCCAGAGGGCAACGAATATATTACACTTATAAACTTAAACGAGAACAAAGGCGGTAAGATATTTGAAAGCATAGCTAAAGCATTGCCAAATAAACGATTTTTAGGCATTTTGGGGAGTTATGATGATCAAGTGAGACCAAACCTACCAAATCTTAAAATATTGCCAAATACGGCAAATATAAAGCCTACATATGGTGTAACAAGAATCTTGTTGATGCCAAGTGAGTATGAGAGTTGGGGTAGAACGGCTACTGAGGCAATGTGTAATGGCATTCCCGTAATTTGTAGTAATGCCGATGGGTTGGTTGAGAATTGTGGTTATGCTGGTATATTTATAAAAGATCGTAATGACACTAAAAGCTGGGTTGAAGCAATTACAAAGTTGGATGAGAAAAAGGCATATGCCGAAGCCTCAAGGAGAGCAAGAAAAAGAGCAAAAGACCACGACCCAAGAAAAGCACTTGATGAATTTGAACTCTGGCTCAGAGAAATGGTTGATAAATATTACAAGTAATGGCAATATATATAAACGGGATAACCATTTTAGCTGACGCGGTGGTTGAGCCAGTAAGTAGAACGGATGCGAAGAATTGGATGAGGATAGATTATACCTCTGATGATTCTTTGATTGATAATTTAATCTCAAGTGCAAGAAAGCATCTTGAGTTATTAACTGGTAGGTCTTTGACAAATAAGCTAATAAGAGCAAACATTCAACTCACTGGCACTGTGCCAAATGTTTGGATGGTTGACTTGCCATACTCACCACTTAATTGCGTAGATGAGGTGGTGATGAAAACTGGCATAAATATGGGGGACACACTTACTAAGAATGAAGATTACGAGGTGATTGGTGGTAAGATATGGCTTTACTCACAAGGATTTTATGATATCAAATACCAAGCTGGGTATGGTGAATTACCACCAGATTTAGTAAGTGATATTTTAACACTTGTAGCTTGGTCTTATCAAAATAGGGGTAAGAATATGAATGCTGACCCAAGTGCTTCAATTTCACAATATCCTTATTGGGATGGATTAAATTATCATCAATATAAGGCAGTTGTAATATAGTGGCAAAAGGAATAAACATACAAGTCAGCGATGCAGCTTTTCAAAGGTTGCTTAATCGCTATAAAGAGAAAATAAATGGTACTGCCGCTTTACTTGATCGTGAACTTGCTGCAACTGGTGAACTAATGGCTACAAGTGCCAAGAATATGGTTGCGGTAGATACTGGTAGGCTAAGAAACTCAATCTCACTAAAGAAAGACCAATTTCTTTCTTACTACTTGGTTGCTCAAACTAATTATGCTGCTTACGTTGAATTTGGGACTGGGACTGGGTTTATACCACCAGAGAACAAAGAATGGAGCGCACTTGCGAGTAAGTTTAAGGGCAAAGGTGTAAAGCAAGTAAACTTACCAGCGAGACCATATATGAGACCATCAATATTAGCTTACTATCCTAAATTTAAGGAGGAGGCAATAAAGATAATAAGAAGTAAAAATGCTTGATTGTAGTAACAATGTGCGTACAATTTATGTGAATGCCTTAAATGGTAATTTGTCTTACAATGGCAAAGATGTGCCAGTATATGGACAAAACCCATTTAGGACAATGCCACAAAATTACGTTATCATTAGTTCTATAACTGAGGTAGCTTCAAACACCAATAATAGCTTTGGGAATATTGTCGATGTAGTTATTGAGATAAATAGTGAACAATATCGGATTTATGACAATAGTATCATTGATAATATAGCATCTCAAATAGTTAATATATTAATTCCAGATACGCAAGTTGATGGTTTTGATGATGCTAATTTTGAGGTATTCCCAACGGCAAGAACATTATCTACTTACTTGCCAGTAGTTAATGGAGATAATTTTATAGCAAGAAAAATTATAACAATTAGCAATTTAGTTAACCAAAAATAAAAGTAAAATGGGACAAATTTTAGGATCATTACAAAACATCGAAATTGATGTAGCTGGTGGTACTTCATTCAAGCCTTTGGTTTGTTTGAGAACATCATCAGTAAATACTACTATGGATGCAACTACTGAGCAAACAAATTGTGGTGCTTTCACTTCACCATCAGCACCTCAGATGAGTGTTGACTTTGATGCAATTTGCGAGACTGACCCAGGTACATTCCCAACAGTATCTATCTCTTATGAGGAAGTATTGGCGGCAATGGTAAACAAGACTGAGGTAAACGTAAGAGTACAAAACCCAATCGTAACTGGTTCAAGTGCTGGTGCGGTGTACTATCACCAATTTAAAGGTTATATCACTGACCTTACTTTGAATCAATCAACTACCGAGTTTATCAATTTCTCTGGCACAATCCAATCAAATGGTGCTTTAGATATTACTGCATAATTTAACTTATGAACTATACTTCTATTACTATTAACGACCAAAAGGTCGGACTTAAATTTGGAATGGCTTCATTTAGATATTTACAAGACAAGCTTGTTGAGGGCAAGTCGTATCAAGGTGGAGACTTAAATGAGATTGGTCTTGCTCACATAATTTATAGTGGTTATTTTAATAACTGCTTGGTTAAGGATGTTGAGCCTACACTAAAGTTTGAGGAGTTTGTGGATTGGATAGAAACAAACTTACTCAATGAGGATGTAATGACACAAATAAAGAGTGTTATTGAAATTTGGACTAATAATCAATACATCCAAACTGCTTTAGATGTTGTTGACCAACCAAAAAAAAAGACATCTCGTGGGAAGAAATAGAAGCATTTGCCTTTGGTGAATTGTGTCTTTTGCCTCGTGATTTCTTTGATATGAGTCCAAGACATTTGTCCCTAATGATAAAAGGACACGAGGAAAAAAAGGTCGATACTTATAGGCAAACAAGACTTTTGATGTTTACAATGGTGCGCTTAATGGGTGATCCAAAGAGCGCACCAAAAACTCCAGAGGCTTTGTGGAGTTTACCTGGTGATGAGCAATCACAAAGAGGCATTAGTGATGATGAGGCAAGAGAAATATTCAAAAGGTTAAGACAATGAATGAAGAATTTATATTTCGGGTTGGTGCTGACATCTCTGGCTTCACGAAATCAATTAGTGATGTAGAGAATGAATTAAAAAAAGTACAAACCGAATTAAAAACAAAGACTGGTGCTGCTATTGTAGAAACAAATAAATACATTGCACAATTACAAACCACTCTTACAAATCTTCGTTCTCAAGGATTAGGTCAATTACCTAAAGCGGTTAATGATGGAGCAGCTTCACTTAATGCTCTTGGTCAAGTAGCAAGAGATGCTCCATTTGGATTTATAGCTATTCAGAACAACTTACCAATTTTATTTGATCAGCTTGGAAATTTAAGTAAACAAAGTGGAGGTGCAGCCAAT